GCATCTTGCCCGTCGTCATCGTCGGGTCGCTGATCTGCGCCATCGACAAGCCGAGCTGGCTCATCGTCTTCACGGCGCCCTTCGTCCCGAGCTGGGCCTCGCCGATCATCCGGTTGAAGAAGCGGATGGCCACCGCGGTCTCGACCTGCGTGATCCCGAACTGCGCCGCGGCGTACTGGTAAGCCTGAAGCTCGTCGGTCGTCATCCCGAGCTTGGCCGCTTGGTTGAACAAGGCGTCCGCGGCCTCGAGCGTGCCCGAGACGAAGTTGACCAGGCCCCGCGCGAGGTACCCCGCCGCCATAATGGCGCCGAGACTTTTCAGCGCCGTCCCGAGACCTTGGGCGTTGCCGAGCAGACGCACGACCGCCTGATCCGCATCGGCAAGCTTCTTCGTGCCGGTGAGGTCGATGCCGAAGCTGATCAGGAGGGTGCGGAGGCCAGCCATTATCTATTTTCGCTCTTGCGCAGCCCTCTCCGCCTCCCGCTTCTCGGCGAGCATCTCGTGCCCGTCAAGAAGGTCTTGGAAGCTCCATTCGTTCTCGATCTCCGTCAACCGCCCGACGCCGGCGAGGACGAGGACCCAGATGGCGCGGTCGGGCTTGCGGGGGTCGAAGTCTTCTGCGCCGTCAAGGCCGTCTTCGCTTTCCCGACCAAGGCCTCGACGTTGAGGCCCAGACCTCCCAAAAAACTGCCGTAGTTGGTCTCCAGGCTGGCCCAGAGCCATTTCACCATATCGCCGTACTTCCCGGCGAAGTGCTCGTTGAACTGGTCCTTGAGCGGCAGCGCAACGTCCTGCCCCTCGGGGCCGACCATGGTGGTCGCCGCGAAAGTGTCGCAGAGGTAATCGACGTCGGCGTCCGAGAGGTTCTCGACGAGCTTGGCCACGCCGCTGAGCGCGGCCTCGGTGGCGTCGCCCCCGTCCCGCGCGAGGTCGCCCGCGGCGGTCGCCGCGCCGGCCACGGAGCGCAGGATGCGCGCGAGGACGCGGCGGCCTTCCTTGGCGCCGAGCTGGCTGACGGTGTAGTTGAAACCGTTGATCAGGTGCGTCTTACTCTCGCGCATGGGATACCCTCTATTTTAGGGGGTCGCCAGCGAATCCCGAAGGCGCGATCAGAACGGCAGATGCGTACCGTGAAGTAGGCCGAGCTTGGTCAGGAACCACGCGACCAGGAGCAGGCCGACGATGGCGTTGAAGACGATCTTGAAGGGCTGCGCCATCGGGATGACGGCGTTCACGACGTAGACGGCGACGCCGGCGACGACCAACCAGAACAGGAGGGTGATCATGTACGGCGATCAGCTCCCGGTATCCACCCGAATCAAATTGTCGCACTCCAGCGTCCAGTTCCGCATGGTGACCTTGTTGTCGTAGGTCACCTGGGGCCACTCGCTGATCCAGATGTTCGCGGCCGTGTACATGCAGGTGCCGCTCACGCGGTCCCGCACGAGCATCGTGCCGATGTCCGCACCGTTGGCGGCGAGGATGCCGATGTTGGCCAGGGCGCCGAGCAGCGTGTTGCCGTCGCTCGTCTGCGCGAGCTTGAGCGTGATCTTCGCCGCGCTGTTGTTCGTGCGGCTCCGCGAGACCTGGCCGTCGGTGCCGACGACCTTCTCGTAGATGGGGGCGTCCTGCTCGATCGTGAGGAACTCGCCATCGGCGTACCCCGACTCGATCAGGATGTTGGCGAGGATGACCGTCACCTGCGCGGCGTCGTATCGCTTGAGGCTCACGAGCTAAGTACCCCGTTGATGGTGGTGGCGTTGATCGCGCCCGCCATGGTGGCGCTGAAGCTGACGGGGGTGAGGGTGCGTGCGGCCTTGTTCGCCGCAGTGAGGTTCTGGACGAGGGGGAGCGAGACGAACGGCGCCGGGGTGTCCGACAAGAAGCCGATGTCGACGAACTGCTGGAGGCCCGCCATCAGGACCGAGCGGTACATGTCGATGCCGGCGTCGGTGAAAGGCACCTTCAGGCTGTTCGCCTGGAGCGACAGGATGCCGATCTGAAGGACGTTGGTGAGATGGTCCGTCCCGCGGATGATGTCGATCCACTCGCCGCCCGGGGTCTTGCCGAACTGCGTGAGGTTCAACCCCGCGAGGGTCGTGTAGACCGAGGCGTTCTTATTCTCCACCGCGTGAATCTGGCTCGTGCTCAGCACGTCGGCCGGGACACCCGCGAGCGTCTTGAATGCCCAGTTCTCGGCGCCGGCGACGGTCGGGAACATGCGCCCCATCCAGGCCGCGGCCGAGTAGCAGAGCAGCTCCGTCTGCGCGAACAGGCCGCTCGTCCGCTCGTACGCGCTCGTCTGCAACGTGGCGAAGACGTCGGTCGTGCTCGCCGAGCTTGCGTCGTTCGTGTCGCTGTTGTTGAAGATGTAGATGTAGGGGCCGAGGGCCTCGACGCTGGCCGCGGCTGCCAGGACTTCCGCCTTGGACTGGCTGTCCGTCAGCAGGCCGTACCAGTTCGGGTCGGCCGCTAGGACGGCCGTAAGGTCCGTGACGATCCCGGGGTCGGTCGTGTTGTCGCTCAGCGAGCAGTGGACGGTGTCCGGCTGGATGTCGAGCAACGAGCCCGCGACCATCGTCAGCGTGAGGATCGCGCCGGTGTGCGTCGCAGTCAGGCCCGTGATGGCGAGCGCCGTCACCGCGGTGTTGATGGTGGCGACGTCCGTTGCCGGCACGCCGGTCGAGTTGACCGTGACGTTCCGGTAAGACCCTCCGGGGGTGCGAAGGCTGAAGCTGTAGACGTCCGTCGCGCTCGTCGAGAGGCACGTGACGCCGAGCACCTGGGTAAACGGCAGCGCGCGCCGACCGACCTTCAGCGCGGGGGGCGCGGGGATCTGCGCGAACACAGACTGCGCCATCAGATAGGCGGGGTTGGTGACCGGGAAGTCCGCGGCGACGCCCGACAGGCTGGAGTACTCGCGAACACGAGCGGTGTACTGCGTGTGGTACACGAGGCAGAGCGGCTCGCCGAAACCCGCGAGGGTGGGCCCTGCGCCCGAGACGCTGATGGCAATGTTGACGACGTCGCTCAACGGCATTGGGCTACAAGGATTTTAGATCGCCCGCTTCCGGCCAATTCGCGACCAGGGCTTGAAATTCTGCGAGCGTGCCGTTGTTCTTTAGGTGGTTCGCACGCCATGAGATAATCCAAACGTTACCTCTAACATAGCCTTCGGCCGAATTTTTTCGATCTAGGGACGGTAAATTATCGCGTTGGCGCCCGCGACGATCTGGGACGCTAGGATCAAGAGGGATCCCTAGTATGGGACACACGGCCGGCTCACCAAAACACTCAGGCGTGAGAGAGCAATCGAAAAGGATGCCTTTTTTCTTGGCTCGGCTTTTCGCATTCCAAAGGGCCTTGATGAGTAAGTTTCTGTATCCTCCTGTGCGAGGACTACCGATTGTGCCGTAGTAATCATTTCTGACCCTAACTTCGGGCCTTGTGTGGTGCTCGCGCAGCATGTGCGCGTTCTGGCAAACGCGACACCAGGGCTGCAAGCCGTCGGGCTTATTCCGATGCTTCTGAAAAGCGCCCTCGAGCTTGAAAAGCTCGCATTTAGAACACCGCTTCATTCTATCTACAACGGTCGGCAGATAAAATGTCGGTACATGTTGCGATATGCCGACCTTCGCCTCGACGCATCCTCACTCAAGGAGATGCCCGACGGCTCTTTGCGCGTAACGGGGCAGCTCACACAGCCCGGTATCTTCTCGTACCGCAATCCCGACGGCAGCGAACGTAAGGAGTACCGCCCCCCGAGTGAGGTTTTCAGCAAAGACGCGATGGCGACTTTCGCCGGGACGACGCTGACGATCAATCACCCTCGCTCGGCCGACGGGAATCGTCTGGTGACGCCCGCCACCTTCAAAGGGGTCACGATCGGCCACGTCGGCGACAACGTTCGCGAGGACGCCGGCGTCATGGCGGCGGACCTGTACATCAAGGAAGAGGGGGCCATCCGCGCGGTCCGAGCCGGCCACGTCAAGCACATTTCCCTGGGGTACAAGGTCGATTACGACCCGACCCCTGGCACCACGCCCGAGGGGGCACGTTATGACGGCGTGCAGCGGAATATCCGCGGCAACCACGTCGCGCTCCTGCCGATTGGGGTAAGCCCCCGCGGCGGCGAGGAGTGTGTCCTGCGACTCGACTCGAACGGCGACGAACTAAAATCATTCGTGGACGAACAAGCCCTGAAAGACCAGATTGCCGCGCTGAACGGGGAGCTGGCCAAGGCCCGCACCGACGCTGCGGAACTTCCCAAGGTCCGCGCCGACCTCACCGCCGCCAACGCGCGCATCGCCGAGTTGGGCGAGTTGCTGAAGCCCGAGCGCCTCGACGCGGTCGCCGACGCCCGCGCCGCGGTCATCGTCATCGCCAAGGCCGACGGCATCCCGACGGCGGGCGTGGCCACGCTGGCGCTCAAGCGCGCCATCGTCGCCAAGCGCACGCCCGACCTGGCCGCGCGCGTCGACAGCATGGACGGCCCGGCGCTCGACGCCGTGATGGTCGTCTACGCCGGTCAGCCCCACCCCTCGCTCGGCGCGGTCCTTCCGGTCCCGGTCGCGTCCGCGGGCGATGCCGCCCGCACCGACGCTGCCGCACCGGCCCTTCCGAAATACTCGGACCTCTACAACAAGCACTTGCAGGGCAGCCTCGGCGCCTGGAAGAACGCAGGCGAGCTTGCCGCTCGCTCCGCAAAGGTGAGCTGACATGACCGCCGTCATTCAAGGCCAGCAAGTCGTCAATCAGTTCCCGGCGTTCGCCCAGCCCGGGCAGCTCGCGGATCTCGCGAACGCGGAAATCCAGTCCTTCCCCGCGTTCGCGGTCGTCCAGCCCGGTCGCGTTCTGATGATGGCCTCGGACGGTCTCTCCGTTCAGATGGCCACGCAGTCGTCTGCGGATGTCTCCTTCGGCACTGGCACCGCCGGCGCGGTGGGTGTCTCGCTCTTGCAGACCGCGCGCGAGTCGGCCGGTGCCTTCGGCATCTCGCCGTACGGCGTCGGCGGCCCGCAGTACAACATCGGCGACACCGTCCCCGTGCTTCAGCGCGGGCGGATCTGGGGCGAGTGGTCGGGCACGACTCAGGTCGTCATGGCCATGCCGAACGTCTTCTGTTCCAGCACCGTCGTGACCAATCAGGGCAAATTCACCGACACCGCCATCTCGGCGACTGCGGGCAGCGAAGTCGCGAACGCCGGTCACGCGTTCCGCATCAGGCAGATTTCGCCGGGTACCGGCAACATCGTCCTGATCGACGTCA